TGGTACGCCATACTGTCGTCCTAGTAAACGAGTATCTTCTAAGACTCCTAAAACGTCAGGCGAGATGTCTGGTTCTGAGAAGAGTAAGAAGGTAAGAGAAAAGAAAAGTTTAGGGCAACCTGCAGGTGCTCCACGCAGAGTAAAGTCGCTAAAACGTAGAGGTAAGTGATGCGTAGATACTTTAAGAAAGGCGGATTAACTAAACGACAAAAGACTACTTTGGGAAAGCATTCTGTGCACCATAGCAAAAAGCACATGGATGAAATGAAGAAAGACATGAAAAAAGGCGCTAGTTTTAGCGAATCGCATAAAACAGCTATGAAGAAGGTAGGTAAGTAATGGCTACATCAGGCACTACATCATTTGATATGGACTTCCCAGAGATCGCTGAGGAAGCGTGGGAACGTGCCGGACGTGAGATGCGTTCTGGTTATGACCTAAGAACAGCTAGACGCTCTATGAACTTGCTTACTATTGAGTGGGCAAACCGTGGCGTTAATATGTGGACTATAGATGAGAAGTCTGTAGATTTAGTTAAGGGTACGCAGTCATACACGCTACCTGCTGATACGGTAGATGTTATAGAGCAGACTATACGTACTAATGAGGGCGTGCAAGCTACACAGAACGATCTTGCTGTAACACGTGTCAGTGTAAGTACCTACAGCTCACTCCCTAACAAGTTAACACAGGGTAGACCATCACAGATATTTATAGAGCGAGGTACAGCAGCTCCTAAGTTATACGTGTGGCCTGTACCAGATAAAAATACATATAAGTTAAACTACTGGCGTTTAAGACGTATTGAAGACGCGGGTCAAGGTTCATATACAGCAGATATGCCGTTTAGATTCTTACCTTGTTTAGTAGCTGGTTTAGCTTATTACATTGCTATGAAGACTCCTGAGTTATCGGATAGAGTAGTAATGTTAAAACAGATGTACGATGAGCAGTTTGAGATGGCTTCTTCAGAAGATAGAAGTAAAGTATCAGCTAGATTTGTGCCGCGTATTGGGTACCCCTAATGGCCAAGTTTGCTGCAGGTAAAAAAGCGTTTGGCTTCTGCGATATATGTGGGTTTCGTACAAAAATACGTGAGATGAAAGCGGTAGTAGTTAAGCGACAAGATACAGGGTTATTAGCTTGTAGGTCGTGTTGGGACAAAGATCACCCACAAAACATGCAGGGTGAGTACCCAGTTACAGATGCAGAAGCATTACGTGTATCACGACCGGATACAAGTTTAGGTACAGACTCATCTGATATTAGTAGTAGAGCAGTAGATTGGGGTTGGAATCCAGTGGGTACAGGGCCAAACACATTAATAGAAGTTAAAGCAGGCACAGTTACGGTGACGGTAGAATAATATGGCTATGACATACACAGAATTAAAGACTAACGTGCAAGACATTACTGAGATGTCTTTTACTGATGCCCAGCTATCTATGTTTACGAAACAAGCTGAGCAGAAGATCTATGGGTTTATCAAAGACTTACCTATACTATCTAAAACTACCCCATACAATAGTATAGCCCCTACAGCATTACTTTCTTTAGAGACAGATTGTATATACGTGCATGATGTTGTGCAGACAGGGTTGTCTACAGGTGAGTCATTCTTAATGCAAAAAGACTTACAACTATTACGTGAGGCAGATCCCTCCACGTCTAAAGCTGCGCCAGAAAGTGCGGCAAACCAACCATTAACCTATTACGCTATAACTTCAGATGCTACAACAAACCAAGAAGCTAGTCGTTTGACGTTAGCGTTGTATCCTAAATGGGACACTACTGTAAGTTTGATTGTTAGGTACCAATATCAGCCACGTTCTATAGTAGATACTGATGGGGGAGAAGAAAGTCCTTGGTTAGGTACTAATTATGATTCTGCGCTTTTAAACGCTGTATTAGTAGAAGCTGCAAGGTTTATGAAAGCAGAGCCTGACATTATTCAGTTATACGACCAGCAGTTTGCATTAGCTATACAGCCGCTAGCTGAAACGGTAAATGTTAGATTACAAAGTGATTCTTATAGACCTAAAGCAGTACCAGCACAGCCACTAACAGTACCTGCGCCTCCGCAGGCTCAACAGGAGCGATAATAGATGGCTATTTCACAGGTATTATGTACATCATTTAAGAAAGAGCTACTAGAGGGTACACATAATTTTAGCTCTCATACGTTTAAGATAGCTCTATATACTAGCGCTGCTACGCTAAATGCGGACACTACTGTGTATTCTACGGATAATGAAGTATCTGGCACAGGATATGTTGCTAATGATAAAGCGCTTACAAGAATAAATCCTTCTAGTGGTGATGGTGTAGGCTTTACTAATTTTTCAGATGCTACTTGGGCAAGTAGTAGTTTTACGGCTAGAGGCGCATTAATATATAATGCTACACAGGGCAATAAAGCTGTCATGGTATTAGACTTTGGCGACAACAAAACAAGTAATAACAGTACGTTTACAGTTGGTATGCCAGCTAATACGTCTACTACAGCACTTATAAGGATTACATAATGACTACATATACTAATTCACTTAAATTAGGTAAGCCCGCAGTAGGCGCGACAGGTTGGGGTACGATCTTAAACGCGCAGTTGGTTGACATGGTGGAAGAAGCTGTAGCAGGCTTTGCTACTATAAATACGTGGAGTACTAGTACACATACACTAACTCAATCAAACGGTACTACTAACGCTTCTAGGTGCGCTGTGTTACGGCTTACAGATACAGGTGGAGTTATTTCAGGCACCGGAAAGTTAGTGCTGTTAAACATTACTAAAACTTACATCATAACTAATGACACAGGGCATGATGTAACGGTGCATGTGTCGTCTACAAGTAATCCTTCTATAACCATACCAACGGGTAAAACTGTTACTATTTATACTGACGGGACTACTATTGTAAAGTCTGGACTTACTTTTACCCCTTCACTTGAATTTGCTTCTCTAAAAGGCACTGGAGCTACAGCTATAACTACTATTTTAGATGAAGACAGCTTTTCTAGTGACAGTGCTACGGCATTAGCTACGCAACAGTCTATTAAAGCGTATGTAGATAACAACAATGTTGAGTCTTATGAGTCACAAGTTTTACCGTCTAGCCCAGATAGTTCGGGGCTAAAACAATCAATAGCAAATGGAGCTACAGCTACAGCTTATACATTTAAAGTAAAAACGGGGGGCACCGAGGGAGATCTTAGTACAAGTACACAGTTAGATTTTAGCCTACGCTATGATATGTTTACCGGTGGTACAACTTCAGTGACTAACAGGGCTGTTGCAAATATGAGAATATTCCGCAAAGCGCTTTCTACCGGCATAAGAAAAACCTATGATTTTGGACAAATAGCGGTTACAGGTACAAAAGTAGGTTCTGATGCTACCAACAATAAAGTATTGCAAGTCGTTGGTGACGTTACTGAGTTTTTAGATAGTAGTAGCTATATAGCGACTACTTCTGGTGGTGCTAATAAAGCTAGGGTATTCGCTTATACCTATGACCTTACTCTCGACAGAACAAGTATATACTATGTATCCGCGAGCGGTGTGCCTACTGATTCTGTGTTTACCACTTCTGCGGGGTGTCACGCTAACCCTCATGGTTGGGCTGGTACAGGTGATGAGGTAGAAATGTTTCCTTTGCAAGATGGAACTACTAACGGGGCATTTCAGTTAGATGAAATAATACTAGCCGGCACAGATGTTAGCACCGGCCAAAAGACTATTAAGTTCCCTTCTATACACGCAGTGCGTGGTTTTGGCACAACTACAGCTGATTCAGAAGAATTTATTATAAAGTTTGAGGCGGGCCCCGGCTCTACTGTTGGGAGTATAAATGTCTATACTCTAGGCGTACTACAAACACTTATTCCGGGAGCCTAATAATGGAAGAGAATAAAGAAGCGCTACTTAAACTCGAAGCCCACGAGCGCGAATGTGCTCAGCGTATGAAGAACATACAGTTTCAATTAGACACCGTTGACAAGCGTTTAGATCAGGGTATGCACAAGTTTAGGAATATAGAACGTTTATTATGGCTTCTTTTTCCGGTGATTCTAGGGGCAGATGCAATTGCTCAGAACATACTCTAAGGTCTTACTGC